ATGACCAGCTCACGACTAACGCCAACACGGTCGCGGCAAATAACGTGAACTACAAAGACGTAGTGAACTTTATTTACAGCCTGCCACAGCAGTATTGGACACCGACAGCAGCGTTCATGATTAACCCGATCCTGCTTCAGGGCATCCGTGGGTTAGTCGATCTGCAAGGCCGTCCGATCTATGTTGACGGTGTGTCACGCACTGATGGCATCGTTGGTGAGTTGCTCGGCTTCAAGGTTGCAGTCAACAAGTATGTCGACAATCCTAGCCAGCCCACCACCGGCGCAGCAGGGACTACGTCCTACTATCCGATGTACTTTGCGGATTGGCAGCAGTTCCACACCATCGTCATGCGTCTTTCAATGGTTCTCCGTCGCTACGACCAAACCTTACCCGGAAGCATTACGTTCTACGGCGAGACTCGTGCAGCCACTTCGGTGCGCGATCCTAACGCTGGTGTGCGTTATCGCTCGACTGGTACGGCTGCTTGATAAAAGAGGGCGAAAGCCCTCTCCCTTTTGGAGAGACTATGAAACAGGTTATTTTGGAAGGCTTGAAAAAGGCTCTCCACGAGGGCAAAAGCACTGTCAACCTCGCGGAAGCCTCAGCCCTAACAGGCTCAGGCAGCGGGGTTGGCGGTCGCGTTTATAACGAGGATGTGTTTGCATCCCTTCGTTACTGGAACCCATTTCGGGTTTATGCAAATCAAACAATGACGGCAGACTCGGATATTCAGTTTGTCGTTAAAACAGGTAATGCTGCTAACTCCACCAACCCGTGGGGATATACAGTCAACGCGAACTCAGGCTCACCCAACATCGCCACATCCATTTGGCAGCTTCCGATGCGTGTTATTTCCGCTCAGATGCCAATCAGGGCAGCGGCGATGGATGACATTAACGGATTAGATGCGGCGCTTGTTGAAGATCTCGCGATGGAGTTTAGCCAGATCGAAGCTGCGTCGATGGCAATCAACAACGATCAGGCAGGCTCTACAACGACCTCTACGGGCGCTACAAACGGCCTTAGAGGCTTGAAAATGTACGCTGGCACTGCTGGATCATCTGCCGCTTACGGAACGTCAGGAACGGCTATAACAGCGGGCATTCATACGCTTAACACGGTTGGCTTTACGCATACAAATCTTGAGTGGGAAACGCTTGTAGACGTTGCTAATGCTCTTCCCGGTCAGTTTTGGAGGATGCCGGGAACTGCGTGGATGATGCACCCGACAGCTATTCAGATTCTCCGAGAGTATGCACACTCTGGTAATTCTTACGCGCTTGTTGAAGTTGGCGAAAAGGACGAAGGCCCTGCGGTAAACATTATGGGCTGGCCGGTTATTGCGAATCCTTATTTGGATGCTCCCGCTGCCGGTGCTTCTCCGATTTATCTTGCAAATTGGCCGCGGTTTATGTGGATCGTCGATCACTCGGAGATGACGCTTCAGAGAATGGAGCAGACTCAGCCGGGAACGATTACGATCTATGCTGAGAAGCGGATGGTCTCGACCGTTCGTGATGTAACTGCCGGTGTACGTTTGATCGGAACCTAAGATGCCATCACAACTGCAAGGTAACTTCGGAGCGGGTTCCAGAAACCCGTTCAACTACTCGAAGGTCATTCAGAGCACCCGCGATCCGGTGACTCAATGGCTTACTTACGAAGAAATCACCAACCAGTTGAATTTGTTTCAGGATGAGTCACAGGACGATTACCTTGCTCAGTTGGAACTCGCTACAAGGATGGCGATTGAGGACTACTTAGGTGTCCCGGTCTTTAACGTCACCTATCAGGCTTCCTACATGATCTCAGGGCTTATGGCTGCACCTGTAAGCCTTGATCTTCCCGAAGTCTCGCAGAATGGCGTGACGATAAACTGGGTGAAGTATTACAACGATTTAAACCCTCCGGTCTTAACGACAATCACAAGCTCAAACTATTACTACGACCCCACTGGGAACAAGATTGTTCTCTTCGAGGTTCCCAACAACATCAACACCTACATGACCGCTCCGATGCTTTGTCAGTACACCTTACAAGGTTCTGTAATCGGTCAGTATCCTGTAGTCAAGCAGGCCGGTCTCATGCTTCTCACTCACTTGTACAACAATCGCTCGGCTACATCCGCTGAGAATCTAAAGCAGATTCCTTTTGCAGTGGATCAGCTTTTGCGCGTGTACAAGCCACTCGTAATGTGAGCTAAGAATGGTCTTACGCGTCGACGAGATAAGCATCAATAATCTGTCGTTCACCATTACGAATTTAGGTGAGCAAACGACGGTGGAGACGCTTTGGTTCAAGACGCGAGCAAAGACTAGATCGGTTCACAATCGGATTCGCACGCTAGAGAAGTTCAGGCAATACGACAACATGATGGACTTTATTGTGAACTACACGCCCAACATGAGAACGATCTCGGATAATCAAGAGGATTACTCAATCACATTCCGAGGTAACAGTTGGCGAATCGCGGAGGTTTTTGAGCACGATGACAGACAGTGGGTCTCTCTGATGTGTTATCGAAACGAACCTAGCGTGGCGGTCTGATATGGGGCAAAATAGCGCGGTTGTTTATGCTCAGGCGATACAGGCGCAACTAGTCACAGTTTGCACACCGACTCCAGTTTATGCAGTGTTTAACCGTAACTTTGCAAGCGAACCGACTTTTGTAACGTGGCAGCTCAGAGATGTACATCAGCCGGTTTATACAGGGCCGCAATCGGTGAAGGGTATAGACAGACCGGTGTTTCAGGCGACGGTGTTTGCTCAGTTGATGGCGAATTGTTTTAGTAAGGCGCAGCAGATTGTGGATGCGCTACACGGGTATCAGGGAACTTTTGGTGGTCTCTTTTTTGTGTCAAAGGTCGATGTTGATTGGCTCTTTCACACATACGACAATGACAGCAAATTAAATCAAATCGTTCTTGATTGCACTTTAGACATTCCTGCGTGAGGTGAAAAATGGCTCTTCCTAATAAAGTTTTACCCGGCTTTAGCGCCTCGCTCTATTGCCAACCAACTGCAACCCCAACCCCGTTAACGACTGCAAACCTTTCTGTGGTTGCAAGCGTTTCGGCTATTGCTGTCTCAGCTAATCTTGTTCCTGTCGAAGCGATTCCTGCATTCGGGCAAGACGATGCGGTTGCTAACTTCTCGGTCGCTGGCTCGCGTCAATCTGACAAGATCCCGGTTCAATCTGCACCTACAAGCATGACGGTTGTAGCGGCGTGGAATCCTGCCGACACTAACCTTCTTCTGCTTCGCGACGATGCGTACAACGGCACGATTGATCGCACGTTTGTTATCGCAGCAACGGATGGCACAAACATTGTTTACTACGCCTTCAATGGACGTGTAAGCCAGTGGACGATTGATCCAGCTCCCGGCGCTGAAGCTAAGGTGACATTCACCATTCATCCCAGAGGTAATCAATATGGCTGGTCAAACAATGTCTGATTTTCTTGAGGGCATGAAGGGATACTATGGCGATCTCCATCAGTACGCTAAAGGCCATCCCTTTACCCTTCAAGAGGTGGATGCCGCCCTATCGGAAGCCGAAGCCGCTGAAGCTGTTTGTCTCAACGTGATGAGGCAATATGCAGCGAGCGAGTGACGATTTACTGAGCTATCTCATCGCGCAGGCCCAAACCGGTGCTAAGAACTGGTTTGGGTATCCACAACAACGGCTCATCAACATTTCGCTGTGTCATCAAATCGCAGCTAATCACGCTGACTGCATGTCACCGGATGAAATTGTTGATTACGTCCTGAAACTAAACGATCAGATTTTTAAGCGCATCGTCACCAATGCCAACGATAGAGGTTAAAGGTCTAAAGGAATTTGAAAAAGTTCTTTTAGATCTACAAGAGGAATTTGGCACAACAAAAGCCAAACGGGCTCTTATACCCGCTCTTAGAGAGTCTATGGAAGCGGCCAAAACAAGAATTAAGGCTGGCGCACCTGTAGACACTGGCAAGCTAAAGATTAAGATCAGAAAAGGCGCAAAGGTCGCCACCGGCAAAGATAAGAAACGCAAGTATCTTTCGCCCAATACAATTGCGTTCGGCTATGTCGATGTCGGTGTTAATTACAAGGACGAGAAGGGCGAATATAGGCCCGCAGCAGAGGCTATGGAATACGGCACTGCAAAAACACCGGGCAAGCCTTTTATCAGGAATAACTTTCAATCTGCTGTTCCGCAAGTTTTAGCGTCTCTTGCGGAGCGTCTCGGTAAAAATTTAGACGCGTGGGCATCAAAACAAAAGGCAAAGACAAAATGAAATTACAAGAAAGATTAGGTGGTTTTCAGCGGCAGAAATATCGACAGATCAAGTTTGGCGATCAAAATCTTGAGGTCTACTTGCCGACTCGCAACGAGATGAAAGGCTTGATGGACAAGCTGAAAAAGCCTCCTCAAGAGCTTATAGACGGTGAATACAAAACGCTTTTGGATTCGCTGTGGCAGTTTTGCAGCCCCACTGATGACGGCATAGAAGTATTGGAGAATGACGTTAAGGTGCAAGGCGTAAGCATGAAGTCAACAGCAAGATTCACGGCCATCAAAAAGATGCGTGAGATTGCGATGATCTCTCTAGTCGGATTCAAGGAAGGCGATGATTTGTTTGCTCTCTCTTACGAGGACATTGCAGACACGCTATCCGAGGTTGAAATAACTGAGCTTGTGAAATCCATTGAGTCTGCTGTCAATCCCGATTACGAGACAACGAAAAAAAACTAACAGGGTCGCTATATCACCAGATAAGGGCTGCGGCGATCTTTAACGGTCAAAGCCCGGAAGTATTTGATAGCCTTGATGTAGCGACCGTTCAAGCATTAGAATTGATGTGGCGCGACGGATTGATTGGTGGCAGGCAAAACCTAATCTTTATGTCGCATCTGATGTCGTTGGTTTATAACTTTGCTGCTTCGTGGTCAAAAGGAGCAAAAACATCTAAGCCGACCGAGTTCTTCCCGCATTTGGAGGAATACTTCATCCCTCCCGATAACATGACAAGACAAGAGCGTGACTTTTTAACGTTCACTTCTTTGCCGGGGTTCAAGGCAGAGTATCTGGAAATACTAGGGGGAAATCGTGGCCGGTAAGATGATTGCAGCGCTGCAAGTTGGTCTAGGACTTGAAAGCGCAGAGTTTAAGAAAAATGCTGACGAAGCCAAACGTAAAGCGCAAGAGCTCGGCCAATCATTCAAGAATATCGAGCAACAGACTAAAGGCTACGATAACTCTCTGAAAAGCGCGGGCAATTCTCAGAAACAATTTGCCGAGCAAGCGAGAAATATAGGCTATCAGGTTCAAGACTTTGCGGTTCAAGTCGGATCTGGACAGAGCGCACTTACGGCATTAGGACAACAGCTTCCACAATTGCTTTCCGGCTTTGGCTTAGTCGGTGTCATCTTAGGCACGTTGGCTGCGGTTGCCATCCCTGCATTCAAGGCGGCGCTTGTTGCAATGGGTGTCGAGCTGAGATCGCTTCAGCAGATCCTTGAGGATGTCGATAACGCTGGTAAAGCATTTACAGACATGAACGACAAAGCAGGGATGTCGTTGAAAGAATTGTCTGAAATCTACAATGAAGATGCAGCACCCGCTCTGCAAAAGCTCTACGAGCAAATGCGGAATTTATCGGGCATGAAGTTTGGCGACGAGATCAAATCGTCCGCTAAGGCTCTAGGTGACGAATACAACAAATTCTTTTTTGGACTTATTCCTAAGACGGCAGGATGGGCTGCAAGCTCTTTAGCAAAAGACCTAAACGTTGCTGAGGATGAGGCTGGAAGGCTCTTAAACACGCTTAAGGGGCTTGAATCTGGGTCGGCTTCTATACAGAGCGTCAGGAACTATGTGACGAGCCTACAGATTGATTTAAGCAAGGCTACGGACGAAGGAAGAAAGTGGTTTACACAGTTTATGGGCTTTTACACAAAAGCCACGGAAGCCACAGAGAAACTGACTTCAGCGCAAAGCAGCGCAATTAGAGAGGGACGAAAAAATATTGAGTCTGCTGGCAAGGCCGCGCAAAGCTATTTAGAGAACTTAAACAAAGAGATTCGTCGTCTTGTTGAGGGCGAGGAAATGTCCTCAATGTTTGAGGCTAGAAAAGCCGCAGGCGAGGCGGGCGTTAAAAAGATGACCGTCTTGATTTCACTGAAACTAGACAAATCAACCAGTGACACGATAGAAAACGTTTTTGACAAGATCAACTCCGAGACCGAAAAAGCGATGGGTTCTGATCGTAAGGAGCTTGTCAAAGATTTTGTCGACGAAATCTCTAGCGCGGGCAAGAAATTAGCCAAAGATGCTGATGAATGGGCGTATTGGAGAAAGCAAGTAGATGGTGCTCTTTCACCATTACAAATACTTGAGAATCGAGTGCAGAGTCTTGATGAGGCATTTGAAAAAGGCTTTGTTAATGCCAAAGAGTATTACATGATCTTAGGTAAAGCATTTGAAGACTATACAAAAGCAATGAAGCCCGGAAAAACCGATATGGAACTTATGCTTGAGGATCTTCGGGATGGGTTTAAGAGCTTAGGCGCTGAGATCGTCGGTGCTTTTGCATCAGGTAGAAAAGCCTCTGAC